TTGCAGGGCTGTGTTCTTTTGTTGTCGTGGAGGACGTTTCCCTTGTGCCAGCTTCGCCATCGCCTGTGCCTGCATTTGCATAAATAGCTGCTGCATCTGTTGGGCTTTTTCGCGTGGCGGTATGATCGAGTTGGCAATATTGTAGGGCAACAGCCGGTGAAATACAGCGTGAATGGCGTCGTAGAACTCGACAAACGGCGCAATCGCCGGGTTCTGGGTGATGAACTGCACCGACCACACGAGCTTCTGGTCGAGCAATACCGCGCCGCCTATCGTTTGGGGATCGCCTCCGGCGGCAATGATATACTTTGGCTCGAAATCCGCCTGTGTCAGAACCGCTGCCTGTTCCGTCTGTTGGTTCCGGTACTCAATCCTGCCCTCATCGTTGTCGAGGAACAGATATTGTTTGCACAACAGATGGACATGCAGAAAGATTCTGCCCCAGAACCGCAGCCAGTTCGCCATCTCGTACTTCTGAACCTTCTGCGCCGGGGTGGCATTGGCTTGTACCTGTTCGGCGGTGGGTGCCGTGGCGTATCCCTTTAAGCCGGTCTGGTCAACTATCCCAATGAGATTATTGAACTGGGCTGTCGCGGCTTCGGCGTCGTACTCCGGTATCTGGGCGAGGTTCGGGTAATCCATGAAAGTCGCCACTTTGCCCTGAGTAGCAACGTAGTCGGCATTGTCCACCGGGTGCATCTGTCCGTATTGTCTGACGCTGGACGGCTCAAACCCGCAATCTTCCATGTAGAACCCCGGCGGATTCATGGCGAGCGTGCTACGATTGATAGCCGCGTTCCGGGCGGTATTGTACTCCATTTCCAGCGGCCAACCCAACCCGATTATGCCTTCGCCTTCGTAAAACCTGTCCTCGGTATAATTGTAGTAGTAATCCTCGAACGGCCACATGCCGTGGTTGTACGGCAGTTCCATCGCCCTGAGACAGATCGGATAAGCCATCTTTTCGTCGTTCGGTTTCTCGCCCAGTTGCGGGCAAAACGTGAGAACGGCTTTTACCATGAGATCGGGGGATTTATCGGTCTTGCCGTTGAACTTCTTTATCCAACTTCGTTTGACCCAGCAGTAGAACTCCCAGACATTGACCTGTCCCTTGTTGTCCTTGACCTCTTGCAAGCCCTCCGAACGCCGCCGGGTGGTTTCCATCTGGCGCTGCTCGATGTCTTGTGGCGCGGAGTTGTACTCCTCAATGACGGCATCAACCGCCGAATCGCGGTAGTTGCCGCCATTGCTGCGTTTCTTGGATTCCAACTCGCGGTCGGTCATTCTGAGCTTGTGACAAATCCAGCGGGCATTGCGAATCCTGCCGGTATCGGAAGGCACAACCACGTCTTCGTAGTTGCAGATGACCACCCACGGCTGGTTGTAGATGATCTTGTCAACTACGACTTCGATGGTCTCGTTGTCGGAGTCCTCCACCTGCTCAAGAATGTGGGTAATGCGTTCCGGGATGCCTTCTTTGTCGGGGTCAGACCAGCCCATGACATCGGCCACAACCTGACGCATATCATCTTTGGTTAGTTCAGCGGATGAAATCTGTTGTTTGGTGGGCGGTTCTGGTTGTTTCCCGGACTGCGCCGCCTCCTGCTGGTTCTGGAGCATGATGGGGCCAAGCACTTTGGCATACTTGGCCTTCTGCGCTTGTACTGTGGCCTGTACGAACGTCTCTCGTGGCCTGTCCTCGGTCGTCAACCGAGTTTCGGTGCGCCAAACAATCTTCGCTATCGTCCGGCCCTCAATTCCGGCTTTGCCGTATCCCACACACACGGCATCGGCGAAACAATCTTCCATCGTACCGCGATACAGGGTTTCATAGTAGCCTTCGAGCCGGTCTGCGGAATCGTTGAACTTGGCCTGGTAGGGCGTAATGCGGGTAATCCGTGGAGCTTCGAGTATTACCGCAACGAAATCTGGCCGGGTCTGGCGTATCGCCTGCATCCCGTGCCGATACCGTATGTCGGCAGAGCCTTCGTAGGGAATATCAGGGAACGGACGGCCAATCATGCCCCGGTACATCTGGTAACTGGCGCGTGCCCGTTGGAAGTTGGTATTGCGCTGGGTCGTCTCGGAGGAGATTTCCCCGCGCATCTTGGTCAGGAACTCATCGAACTCATCGGGGGGTGGAGTAAACTCCTTACCGGATTCCTGTTCTTCAACGGCAAGCTGCTTAGGGTCGTCAGTTGTGGACTTGTCAGCCAAGAGTACCGCCAATCAGACTTTGACCGCTTTGACCGCCAATGTTTTGCGTTGTGCAGATTCCCAGAGCGTCGCAATACGGCGTCGGATAAAACGACGGATAATAAACAGGATACGGATACGGATACGGATACGGATACGGCGGCGGAACATAATACGGCATCGGGTAATACACGGGTTGTGTAACAGGCAATACGAGAACAGACTTCTTCAGTTGGTCAACTTCCTCTCGCAGCCTTTTGACTTCAGTTTCCAGCGGGGTTGGTTTGCGGTTGGTCTTTCTCATCAGAATCCGTTCCAGTTGATTGGCGCTGCTGGGTGTCCCGCGCTCTCCGGCGTCATCAGTTGGTCGCGCTTCCGTTTGATACGCAGAATCTCCTTCTCATGCGCTGTAAGTCTCGATGTTCTCACTTGCTCTGCGCTTGCCATTGGCCGATATTTGAATCCTGCCATGACGAGGTACATCAGGTTCCGCACATAGTCAAGGAATTTGTCATCTATTTCATCGGTCAACCGACCAAACGAATCCTTTTTGCGGGACAAGTTCACCAGATGCTTCTTGGTATTGGCGCATCGCCTGTGGATATGCAGCTTGTTATTTTGCAGCAGCGTCTTGACGAACGTGATTCCGCCCACGTCCTTGCCGGCGTCCTGAATATGCCGGTTGCCGTCCTCAAATCTGATCCTTCTGCCATCCAATTCCTGACGCACCGTTGTCGAGCCGTAATCGCTGCGGCGAATCTGCTGGTTGGCACCGGCCCGGTCTATCACCCGTTTCAGCGTGCCCCACTGAGAGTCCAGTCCGCTAATGATACTGGCGTATTCGTCTATGCCACGGTCGTCCCTGTTGATCTTCAGGTAATCGCCGTGCGGCCATTCGTCCAGTATCCACCAGTCCTGTATTTCGTCCAGACCGCCAATAAGGTATACCCAAGGCTTAACCGGGTGAGGGTCTAGCGAACCGAAACCGCTGAGATGCTCCGGTTGGTCTTCATCGTCAAAATCAATGTCCTCCGGCACTTTGAATATGTGCTGTGTCAGACCGGCGAACTTCCCCGTTCGTCGCGCCTCGCGTTCGTCGTCAACATAATCGGCAATGACGGCTTCGACCTCGGCATGGCTCATGTGACCGTCCGGGTAATGGTCACGGCAACATTCCTCGATGTCACCGAAACAATGCCGGGCCAGCGGGTTGTCAACGATCTCCTCCTGTACCCATAACTGACCCGACCGCCAGATGGTTGACCACAGTGACCGGAAGCCGGACCCGCGCAATCGTGGGCCGTACTGCCGCCATATTGTCGGTTCTTCCGTTGCTTCTGACATAAACAACGCACCGAGCGTATCGGACTCGTGAGCCGCCCACGGCTGGTTGAAGGTTCGGATGGACAGGGTAAATCCGTTCGGTAGCCGGAACAAGGCTTCGTAATCGAACCCCTGTTTCTCACTGGAGAACTGACCATGCGGCCACGAATTGTAAATGGCTTTCCACAGCGCCCCGGTTTCCTCTTTGATTTCCAGCGCGTTACAGGTGATCCTCAACTCAGGTCGGAACGGCCAGTGCCGGACGAAATCCAAGGACTTCCAGTATGGCGAACACCCGTGGTTAGCGATGTTCCATATCAGATGGGCCATGTCGGTCGATTTCCCGATTCCGTTGCCAGGCAGTATCCCGAATGACCGGCACCCGGTTTTTATCCCCTCTTCCAACATCAGGTTGATGCGTTTCTGTACCGCATTGGGCCGGAAAAAGGAGACAGGACTTTTGCGTGCCGCCGTTTCATATTGCGGCTGTACGGCCCGCAACATCTCCTGAAGCTCGGCGGTGGATTTACTCGACAGGTCGATGTCGGTAGGGTCTGTCACCGGCTGCCACGAAACGTGCCGCGTTTGACATGCCGGGCGAGCTTGTGCGCGAACGGCGACATATCACTACGATGTTTGGCTTCCATCCGGCGGCCCTTGGGTGTGATCTTCGAGCCGCGCATCGCCCCGATTTTGTTCATTGTCCCGTATATCGCGTGGGGGTTGTTCCCGTACTCCTTGCGTAGCTTCTCCTCTAGGAATTTCGGCACTGGCAATCTCCTTGGTTGGGGTTACGTTGATTAGTTCACTGCGACGGCTGAGTTCGGCCATCAGAACATCGTGCATCCGAATGACCTTGTTCAAGCCTTCGTAATCGAAAATCGTAGGCGGGTCTTTGGCGGTAAGGGCAATGGCTTTGTCCGTATGGATACCAGACATGACAGAAAGCTGGACGGGATGAATGCCAGTAAGGTCGGCGGTTTCCAACTGATCGAGACAGCGGGTGGCAATCTTGAAATGTTGCGATGCCCGTTCTTTTTTTACTATGCTAAACTCATCGGGGTTGCGCTCTGCAATAGCGCCTACGGTAGAATGATGTAATCCCAGTAAATCGCCCGTTTTCTTCTGCGAACCAGTGTCGGCAAGCATTACAAGGGCTTTAGCGGCAAGCTCCGGGTCGCGTTTCTC